AGTTGGCCGAGTCGTTCGTCCGTCGAGATTGTACGTGTCAGCTATATCCTCCGCACATCTGCGTAGTACGAATGCTGTGCTTTCTTCTGACCCACCACCCATTGCCGTCTTGTGCCGTGTTACTCTACCTGCATGTTGACTTGCGATTGACACCAAGTATTCTGCAATGTCCCTAGCCACTGCTTGTGCTGCACTATCAGCAGGCTTTATTCCACTCATGCACTACGCCATCTGTTCATGCTGCATTGCCTTGCTGACTAGCCAACAACTGTTGGAATATCTGCTGCGGCGGTATTCCTTGTGCCAATGCTTGACCAATTGCTTGCAGAACAGGCGGTGGCAATTGTTGCAACGCCTGAACTACCGCTGCAATCACGTTGCCACCACCTGCCTGCGGCGCACTCGGCTGTCCACCGGGAGGGGGCGCAGCTTGCGGTGGCGCTTCCCCACCACCACCTTGCTGCCCGGGTGCACCACCCTGTTGCGCTTGTGCCATCTGCTGCACTTCTTGGTCAATCGCGTCCCAATCTTCCTTACTGATCATGAAGTCATCGAATGCCTTACCCATCATGTCGAGCGATGTCTTCAATGCTGTTGCTGGTGCCGCTCGCACGTATTGGCTAAGCACTTGGCTGACTTGTAGCGCCTCCTGCTTCTTCTGCTGTGTGGTCAACTTCTGTGTAGAGCCGCCAACTATGGTGATTGACATGCGTGCGAAATCATGCAGATTGTCGAGTGGTCGCCAGAACGGTGTAACGTCCATACCAATGAGTTGGGTTGCAGTGTCAGCGTCCATGAACCGCAAGCACAACTGTGCGAGCTTCCAACCAACGTCGCCAAGTGCATCTTCGATAGCGTCGAGACGCATGTCCATGCGCATGTTGCCCATGGTGGAGTAGTAGTCGATTGCCTTGTTGGTTGTGTTGGTCTTGAACTGTCCACCACGCTCTACCTCATTCGTAGCTGCAATCCTGTCTACACTCTCATACAAGTCCTTCTTGTCGAACAGTGAGGTGAATGCCATGCTTGGCGGTGTCAATGAGAAGATCATGTTCTTGGGATCGACTCCCTCTGGCACATCCAGCGGAGTTGCTGTTGCGTCAGGCCCCTTCAGTATCCGATCCACTGTCTCCTGTGTCAGACCGCTATTCTTGTTGTAGAAGATGTTGCGTCGTGCCCACAGCAGTGCTCTACGACGCTCATCATTGATCTCATTGATCTGGTCCTGCTGGTCGAGGTAATAACTCACCTCACCTTTGGCGTACACAGCCACAGGGTTGTCATGGAACCACAACGGTGTCAGTGGATAGAAGCCCTGTAGCTGATATGGATCATCCCACACCCATATTGGCCACTTCCAGTCATTGTCTGCGTACATCTCCAGCCGACGTGTCACCTTGTCCCACACATACCACACCTTGGTCATGCAGGCCTTCTCGAACTGATCCTGCGTCTCAAACCCATACGCGTTGTAGCTGTTCTCACTCTTGCTGAACAGTGTGAAGTCCTGGTCGTCATTCGTGCTGCTACCATTGTTCAACACGTGTGTAGGCTCGTAGATGCTGACCTGCTCTTCGTTGTCCTCATTCTCCACTGCAAACACTGCATTGATGTAACTCGTTGGCAGCATGTCTTCAATCATGACCCAATTGCAGTCACTCAAGTAGGGATCGTTGCCATTCGGGTCGCGCAGCACTTGATGTGGCATGCGTATACGCACGTATGGTCCACTGGGTTGCAGGAATTCAATCTTCTCCTCCAACGCAGTGAGCTTGCCCTCTATCTCTCTGATGTCCTCATCATCATCTGCCTGCTCCAACTCCTTAGACAATGCAACCAAGTCCTGCATCGCCTGCTCACTGCTCTTGTCCTTCTTCGTGTATCCTGTCTCGAACCATGCCTGATTGGTCAGCAACGCCACGAGCACATTCTTCTTGGCCTTAGGCTTGATGTTCACTCCAGGTGCATACTTCAGATTGAACAGCGTGCTGATCAACTTCTGCATGCTGCGTGAGAACGTGTCACCAACTTGCTGATCGGTTGGATTGCTGCTTGGCTCCGTAGTCACACTCACTGTAGGATTCTTGGCGTACAGTTCAGGCACTTGTGCTGTGACATTGCTGAACACAATGTTCTCAGTGCTACTGTGCATGTCATTGAGGCGACGTGCAATGTTCCTGTTGCCACTCACCTTGCCCCAACGATTGCGGTAACCACTAGATACACCATCGCGATGGTCAGCCTGATCATGGTTGTAATACCGAATCGCCTCATCCCATGCATCAATGAGGTCCTGCATTGACTTCTGCGCCACATCTCTACGTGACCGCCACATTGGGCCGCGTTTAGATGACACAGGTATGCGGCTATCAGGCATTGCCCGGTAGACTGCCGGTGCGGGAGGCTCCTGATCATCAACGCCAAGTCCATCCTGAGCAAGCGACTGCTCTAACGGATCACTGCTTGCATCCAGGTCCAGTTGATCAGGTGACTGCTGGAACCTATTCGGGTTGTCACTCATTCGTATTCACCAGCTTGCTGTTCGTGCAAACTCTGTGCATATGCAGAAGCATTCTCAGGTGTGTCGAACATGCCCAAGTGTTGGCCTGTCTGTCTGTAAAACTTTATCGCCTCATCAGGTGGAACCACTCCCCTTCCTTGGATCACGGTTGGAATGACCACATTGCGACCACCGTCATCTGTGAAATTCATCGACCGCACAGTGGATATGCTGCCATCTGCATTGCGCACTACTGGGCGCTGATGGATGTTGATGTTTCCAGGCACAAGCAGACCCTCTGCATTCGTTGGCTCGACATCGAACATCGACCCACTGCCACGAGGCATCTTCAAGTTCATCGCTTCGGCAATTATGTCATCGAAGTTCTTGTTGCCGGGACCAGCCATTATTTGTGCCTCGCTAGCGTCTCTCTGCGCTGTTGACGCTCAATCTCATGCCACGCCAACCATGCAGGTGGTGTGTTGGGCTTGCCAACGAACTTAGCCAGTCGTGGTCTGTTGCTCATGGCATACTTCCACATATCCATGGCATGGTCGTTGCGGTCTACTGGCTTGTCAGTTGTCTCATCAGATCCGTCACGCTGAAAGTAGTATTCTGTGATCTCATCAACGAACCAATGGCACTGGTCTGAAACGTAAAAGTGTGGAGACATACGCAGCCCTGTAATTGGATGCTCGTGTTGTGAAAGAGGCGACAGATATTGCCAGTTCTTCGCAATGCCTGAGCTAATATCATTGTTGCCGCGCTGCATCTCAATCCCTTCGTCATGGAACAGGCCCGCAACCGTCTCTCCCACTGTTCTTGAATTGCCAGTCTTTCTCCTAAAGACATCGGGGTCAGCATAGATCATGCCTAGGTCACTGGACTCAATACTATAAGCTGCGCGTATCTCATGTATACGTCGCGCCGCATCTGCGATGGTAAGCTCGGCAACTCTGTAGCCATCGAGCAGAAACACATTGCTGTCGTCATCAACGAGAAAGAGTCCATAACAACTGTGCCGCGACAATCCGTGGTCGTATCCCTCAACGAATGAAGGCTGAAAGCCCGACACCCGCAGCGTCCGCAAGTATGTGCGCATAGCCTCATGCTGAATGATATGGAGCGTTTCGTCGAACTGCGGATAGATAAGCCCTGAAAGTGCTCCCCAACGACCGAATACGAATCGCTCTCGCATGCTGCCTGTGTAGGTGGCAAGCATTCCCCTGATGTAGTCCTCTCCGACGTTCTCAACGTTCTCGTATGTGCTGCCTTCGAACAACTCAATGAGCGGGGTAGGTCTGCCATCGATGAGGATCGCTCGTCCATCGCTGTCCACCTCACACATCAACTTGTCAGACACCACACCCCGCTGGAAGTCATGCAGTGGCTTAATGATCTCACGATAACACCAGTTACGAGTAGGATTGAGAGTAGCGATGAACCAACGAGGCCCAAAGCGCGGCATAGCCTTGTCATCACCGATATACTCCGTGTTCCCACGCAACCGGCCCATGAGGTCCATGAAGTCCTTATGACTGAACTCTGGGTCTTCTAGCTGATCGACGATTATCCAGTCGTAGGTTGCGGACAACAAGTTTGACTTCGATTCTTCCGTCTCTTTGCCTCGCTGCGCAACATACCTGAAGTTGATCGTTGAGCCATTCTTCAACAACAACGTATTCTCGTCTCGGCTTGGCATACGCTTGACCCAGTGCGGCGGACACCACTGCAAGAATTCCCGGCGTATCGTGTCGTTTAACTTGGGGTATGTTGAACGCGCCACCAGCCCATTGCATCCTGGGTATTCCTTGGCCAGCTTCAGCGCCTTTACGCATGCAGCAGCCGTCTTACCGTTACCGAAGCCGCCACCAAGGAATTGCACCTTGGCATATGACCTGTGGAACCTGTCATGCATTCCACCTTCTACAATACGGTAACGCCTGCTCATGACGACGGGAACACGACCGCATAGGCGTGGACCAGGATGATGGTCTCGGTGCCAAGGGCGAGCTGTAGGTCGAGGTTGATCCAAGAATCAACTGTCGTATCGATAGCGCCGGCTGAGAGTGCATTAGCTGTCGAACCGAACGGAACGATCGTAGTCGCGTTATAACTAACCTGCGCGTTCGTGGCGTTGTTGTTGCGATACGCAGCCAATACCTGAGCCGTTGCTGCCGTATTAAATGTTCCGAATGTCGCAGGCGCACCAGAGGTGGCTCCTGCCGTCGTTCCCCATCGGATGCCCAAGACTTTGTTGTTTGCACTGTTGGTAAAGTTGACTAATGCCTTGATCTCGACGTGGCCGTTCCTGCCTACCGAATTGGCGGGGACACGAAGCGCAGCAACATTGGTGACGCTCGTCGTGCCAGTGACGGACACCTGCCCCTGAGTTGCAACCATTATGCTCATGGCACTGGGAATACCACTACAGCAGCGTGCGTCAGCGTCAGCGTCTCGCCGGCCCCAGCAATCGAGCCGTCAATGTTCACGTAGCTGTCGGCCGTCGTATCGACATTATTCGTAAATGACGCAGAGGCCGACGTTCCGTAAGGCGCGAACATATTTGTGTTGAATGATACCTGTGCGTT